TGTTGAAAGAACAGTTACTTTTTCAATAAGGACTTTAAAATCAAATTCTAATGCTTCTTTTGGTCAAGCAAATGGATTAATGAATAGCTTAAAAAACCTATTCAAGAGACAATCTCATTCTGAATTATGGCAACTTAAAGTCTTAAATTCAAACTTTCCAATAGTATTTAATTCAAAAGTTTCTGAAATTAAATTCTTAGATTTCGTAAATACTACTGAGGGAGTAATATCAGAAGCTACTATGAATATTTCTTATAGTTGTCAAATAAGGACAAATGCTATTAAATGTTTACCTTCGGAGAATTTGGGAGAAACAAATCTAAAAGAAACTACTAAGATTATTCATGAGATACTAACACGCTATAAAAATACTTTATTTTCTGAAGTTAAAACTATAAAATATGGATCTGTTGAACCAGTAAGTTATTATCCGGCTATAGTAGTTACTCCAGTTAATGCAGATATTAATTCAAGATTCAGAGGAAGTGATTCTTATGATGCTCAATACAATGTTAATGTTTATACAGATTTTATGAATACTCCAAATAGTATTTATAATAATCTGAATATCGTTCATAAAGTAAGAGATGTATTATTTGCTAATAGATTTATTTTTAATCGTTGTTTTGATTACGATCTTGATGATATCATAATTGGAACTACAATGCTTGAAGATGTTGGATATTTTACTTCTCAATTAGTTGTTAACTTATCTAGTTTTGAATCTCTAATTAAATACCCTTATGAATTATCAGTAGTAAAAAGTGATTTTATTACACAAGAAGGTGATGTTGTTATTACAGATGATGGTGATATTTTTGAAGGTCAATAATGGCTAAATTTAAATCAAAACATAAAAATCAGGAAATCGATGATGGTATAAGACCTTATAAAACTTATGCTACAAAAATACATATAGATGGTGATGATAATTCTATAGATGCATATCCATTTGAAAATACTCTTGGAGCTACAGTGACTTGGACAGAAGTGAGTTTAGGATTATGGGAAGGTACAGCATCATCTCCTGTTTTTACAGGACCAGTTGGAAATAGTTATAAAGTTTTTATATCACCTGAACGTATATATAGCCCAACATCATTTTCATATATAGTGATTTATCACGCATCACCTACAGTAATAAGAATAGCACAAGCAGATGGTGTTGAAACTGCTTTTTTTGATTTAGAAATCAGAGTATATCGATAAATGAGAGGAATATTATGAGAGTAAAATTAATTCAAGAAAGTTCAGGATTCGGTTATAGTGGTGGGATAGTTAACTGGATAGTTGAATCAGATGAGAATCTTGGAAAGATTCAAAAACTAAGTAATGGAAATGTTGTTGAAATTCCTGAAAAGATTGCAAAGAGTATTTATAATTTAGTTAATGTTGAAACTGGAGAAGTCATAAGTTATAAACATTCTTTATCTATTTCTAAAGATGAAGTTCTTATGAGATATAAAGAACATGGAAAAGAAGAGATAACTAAGACAAGAGAAAATTTAAAAGAGACTTTAATTTCTAGGATTAAACCATTAGAATCAGAAGATGATTCTATTATTAAAACCCTAAATGATGAGGAGGATGAATAATGGCTTGTAGACAGATATGGCAAGATATTTATGCCATAGAATCTTTCAAGAGTACAACCTCGTTGACAAGCATTTTAGCAATTCCACCACAGTTCAGTGGAACTAAAGGCTTAAGAGGAACATTTGCTACTAATCAAAAGTATAACCTTTTGGTTGATGACGCTTACCCTTTGGTAAAGGCTGCTAATGCAGTTGTTGAGAAAAACTTAGCCACAGGAAAGTCATTACAGAATACAATTTCAATTACTCCAGTAACTGCTAGACCTGAAACTGTTACTATCCCGGTAGTTTTTAATGCTCATAATCTTTCAATGTTCTTGAGATTGTTCTTCCAAGATGGAGTAACACTTGGAAATGGAGTTACAAATACTGCTTTGCAGATTATGACTGTCGTTCCTTATGATAGCGCTTGTCCTATCGTCTTTGGTAATTTAGTTCGTTTTAGACAGGACGAACCTGATGTGGATGCTGTTGACCAGGCTCTTCAAGGTATAACACCTGTAAGAATAGTTGTTAGAGGAGCTGAAGGTGGATTAATTGAGGGTGAAGTAGAATTTTATGGTGCTAAATGGGAAGATTACGATCTATCAGCTAAAGTTGTTGCTGCATCACTATTTGATACTTTACCACCATTAAAGTTTGAAGATCTTACAGTAAAGTTGGATGCTACTGCAGTTTCAATACCTTCTTTTGAGTTTACATTTGAAAGAACAGTAGTTACTCAGTATTATAATCAAGTTTCTGCTCAATCAGTAACTATGGGAAGGCTTATGGTTACTGGAACTATAACTGTTCCTTGGAATGATCCTTATTCAATTCAAGCAAATCAGCAAGTGGTTATTGGAAATTATAGAGCAGGTACTTTAGTAAGAGTAAGTTTAGTTTGGGGAAATGCTGCTTTTACTCAATTTACTGTTGGTCAGACTACCCCGCCTACTGGAGATGTTGATGTTTTAACAGCGGGTGCAAAGAACTTAGTTGTTGGTAACTATTTTGGAATTCATACAATAGTAAAGTTAACTGACTACGATGAGAATGATATTGATGAAGTTCCAATGGTTCCAATGACATTTAAATCTGTTGAGGATTCTCAAAGCACAGTAGCTGGAATCACAATGAGATTAGGTTATGTTAAAGTAGATAATGACTGGACCGAATAACTAACTAAATAATAATCCTAATAAAAGGAGATAAAAATGATACGTGGTGTTGAGCAAACTCTAATTCCTTATGTTCTTGAAGATGATAGGTCACAGCCTATTGCAGAACAGACTACTTTTTGGATTCAGCCAAAAACTGGACATGACCAAAATAAAACTGTTCAAAGATATGCTCCTGCATTTAAAGAGAATCGAAAAGGAGGACGAGAAGTAAATCCTACTAAAATGGATATAGCTGACCAAGAAGAATTCATATATGTGGTTAAGAAAGTAGAATTATATGGATTTCCTAAAAGTCACGTTATGGCTAAAGATCTTGAAAACGGTGTTATTAAATCAACTGATGATCCTGCAGTTCTTAAGGAGATTGCTAGGACATTATCAGCAGATCATTTAGCTGAGATTTTAGAGGTCTCAAATAATATGAGTAAGTTGACAGAAGGTGCTAAAAAAAACTCCAACTCATAATATGGTTCTTTCTTTGGAGAAATGAGAAAAGAGAACGTTCTGCTCAATATGATTGTGATATTTGTTCTTTAGAAAATAATTGCTGGTATAAGAATAGGATATGCTTCCATCCAGAATTTGGAGAGGAAGCATATATCCTTAAATTGCCGACTTTTGATGTCGATACAAAAAAACTTAATATGACTGAAGTCAATGAAGCTACCTATACACAAGAAGAATTTCTCCAATGGTTATACGATACTAATGATTTATATGTACCGGATATGCCTCCATTCGAATTTATTCAAGCCCTCGTTAAACCAAGAACTCAAAAAGAAGTTTGTATCACAGCTTTTATCGATCCAAGTCTTGCTTACTATATTGATTTGGAATCAGCTTGTAAAGAATATAAAAATTTACCATTTGAAGGAGGTATTTTTGACCAACCTCAATATATCCTTGATGTTTTTTCTACTATTAGACAAGAAAGAAATAGGTATGAGAAAGTGAGAGCTGATAAATTAATGACTGGATTAAAAGCTGGTAGTTCAATGAAAGATGTTGATGAAAAGAAAAAAGGAAGAAGATTAGTTGGCTAAAAGAATGACATTCTTTATAAGTTTTGGGGGAATCCCAAAAGTTTCTAATCTTGCAGCAAATAAACGTTCTATGCAAAGATTTATGGGATTATTATCTACCACTGTGGAACGGATAAATGGAGTAGTTGATGGGTTTCCGAGATTAACTAATGATATGCGTAGATTAGATCCAGCATTTAAACAGTATGGTGAAGTCCAGTTAAAGAACTTTCAGAATAAATTTATTCAGAATCCACGTCAATGGCCGAGACTTGAACCTTCAGCAATAAAAATTAGAAGATATAAATTAAATCCAAATGAATTAAAGAATGATATACTTGACGCTTCTAGGTGGACTACTGTAGAGATGGGTGGAGAAGATAAGTATGTTCCAGTTAATCTCCAAACAAAAAATAAAGGTAATCTTGAACCAATACTATCTAAGTTCTTTAGTTCTTTGCCTAAAATAACACCTTCAAGAGAAGCAAGTGTTACCCCAAGAAATCCAGTATTGTTATTTACTGGAGCTTTAAAAAATTCTTTAGATTTTACTTATCGTAAAAGAACTTTTAAAGGTAAAAATTCTACAACTTTTAGGAGAGGTTTTGAGTATTTTGTATCATCAAGTTACGCAGAGACACATTTTACTGGTGGTGTTATGGATACACCAGTTTTAATAATTAAGAGAAGATCACAAGGTGATGCTCGTAGAAAATTTGAGTTTAAGTTTATTATCCCAATTCAGTACGCAAAATATTTCAGAAAATTAAATCTAGGACCAGATTATGAAGTTTCAATTGAGATGAAAAGAACTAGAGTTCATGCAAGAGATCCTTTTATTTTTACAAAGTCAGATGAAAAAGATTTTAATGACTTTCAATTTATTATATCTGAAGAAATTCAAACTGTTGAATATGGGAAAGTGTTAGCAGAAGTTTCAAAAGAATTAAAGAGATTGAAATAAATGGGACGAGCTACTAAAAGACAACAGGCAATAATGGAAATGATGTTTAAGGTGTTAGCAGAGACAAAAGAAGCTACTGCTGCTATGTCATCATTTCAACAACAAACTCTTGCTTCATTTGAGAAGATGAATTTAGGTATTGAAAATCTAGCTAAGAAAACTCAAAGAAGAGTTAGAACTACTACTAAGCAAACTCAAGTAGATATGAATAAGATAATGGCAGCACCATTTATGGGTGGTGCAGGAGTTTCTGGAGTTGGTAGGACTATGGATGATTTTATACTACGTGAAAAACAAATGCGTGGAGTTACCTCAGGATTGAGGCATGAAGTTGGTAGAATTAGAAATACACTACTTTTATTAGTATTCGCTACATCAGGTGTTGTTTTAGCTTTTAAGCAATGGTATCAGGCTATAATTACAGCTGAGTCTGCACTAGTTGGTTTAAAAGCCGTAGCAATTAACACAGGTCAAAGTTTCGAAGTACTTAAGAATTTATCTCTTGAAATGGAAGAGAAAGGATTCATGTCTCTTGGTGGAACAGCCGCAGCATTAAAAAACCTTGCTGCTTCAAATATGTCTATGACTGAATCTATTCAAGTATTAAGAGCCTTAACAGATGCTGCTGCTTTTAATAGACAAGGTACTCTTTCTATGGAAGAAGCTATTGTTGGTGCTACTCAAGGTATTAAAAATCAAAACTCAATAATGATTGACAATGCTGGTATTACTAAAAACATATCTGTAATGTATAGAGAATATGCAGCCACAATTGGAAAAACTTCTGGTTCGTTAACTGAAATGGAAAAAAGACATGCTATAGTAAATGGAATCATTCATGAAGCTTCAATTTTTGCTGGTAATGCTGAAAAATCATTAAATGCATATCAGGGTAGAATTACTAAAGTTCAAACTACTTTAATGCAAATGAGGAGAGGACTTGGAGAAATAATTATAGATCCTATTGTTGGTGCAATTGAAAAAGCTGTTCAAAGTTATACAAGTATAGTAGCTAAAGGTGGATTAGGAAGAGATATAATTAAAGGTGTTGCAGAAACTTTTGGAAATGCCGTAACTCTTATAACTACTTTTCTAGAAAAACTTATAGGAACTATACAGTTTGTTGATGATTCAATTAAGGAATTATCTGGAGGATTTTTAGGTTTGGGTAAGGCTTTAGATTCACCAATCACTAAATTAAGTTTATTTGCATTAGCTTTATCTAAAATTGGTAATTATCTCTCAGGTGTTTTAACTAAAATGAGAGTTGGTACTTTAGAAACTTCTTTTGGAATCATTAAGAATGATGCTTTAAAAGAAGCTATAATTTTAAGACGTGGATATAACATTCAAGCTTTAAGTGGTGTTGATGCTGCTATGGTTGAATCTAGAATTATTAACGAAATGAATCAATTATTAAGTAAAGGAAATGAGACTTTATACATTAAAGAAATTTTTCAAAAAAGAATTAATGAATTAATCGCTATTGGTACAAGGAGTCAAGCTCAGGAATTAGAACTTCAAGCAAAGATATTGGCATTAAGAAAATTAGGATTTGATGCTGTTCGTCAAGAGACAACTCAAAAAGTTGGAAAAACTGGTTCTATGAAAGCAGGTAATCTCTTTTGGGGTCCTGCTGGGACTGTTGAACCTAATAAGAATCAAACTAAAGCTTTTAATGCTATGATTGGTGAATCAACCAGAATGCATTTAGGTTTATTCACTAAATTAAAATTTGAATTAAAAGCGATAGGATTAGAATTTGCTAGATTAAATGTTGTTTCAAAAACTTTTTGGCTTCAACAAAAAACTGGAGCAATGACTGCCACACAATTAGTTACATCTTTCGGAGTTGCTTTAAAGGGGATTGGAAGAAGTATATTAAATATTGGGGCTATAGTAGGTAATGTTTTAGGAAAAATATTCTTATGGGTAACATTAGCTCAAATAGCTTATGAGTTGGTAAAAGATTTGTTTGATACTAAGAAAAATAATTATGAGCAAATGAGTAGGGAAATTGGACTTGAGTTAAAGGGAATAAAAGGTTTAAATGATAGTTACCTTGAACTAAGTTCAACATTAAAAAGTAGACAAGAATTCTTTTCTATTACTCCTATTGATGATTATTCTAAAGCTATAGAAGAGATTAATAATCAAATGAAAAGAGTTCCAAGTCTCAAAGATATTTTAATGCCAGAGAGAATGTCTTCTTTTGCGGGTTTGTTCCCACAACAAAGTAAGATTAACATAGAGTTTAAAAATGAGGGTGGAAAGCAATTTTTAGATATAGCTGGTAGATCAGGAAAAACTCTTAGGATTTTATCAGCCGAGCTAGATGGAGTAAATAAACAATTAGGTAGATATGAAATAACACTTCTTGAGATACAGGAAACAATAAGAAGAGGTGGTAGTGTTGATGAAGAATATTTTGATAAGGTTCAACAACATGTTGAAGATTTAAGAACTTCTTATAATGCTTTAAGATCAGAGATTATTGAAACTAATGATAAGATTAATGAATCTCAAGAATTTGTTATTGAGCAACTTGAAGCTTGGGGAAACATGGCTACAGGAACTTTCTCAAAAATGGTTAAAGGGACTAATGATCTATTTAAACAACTTCAAGAGATTCATTCTAATAGATCCTTTCTAGAAGCTATGCCTATTGTTGATTTAGATGAACAAGCTTATTTTGGCGCATTTAATAGATTTGAGCAATTAACTCAGCTTGCGTATAGATCTCATTATAGAGAATTGGGTAAAATTATTACAGAAGGAGAGAATGAGATCTCAAAGATTCAGAAGAAAGCTTTAGATTTAAGACTTGGTAATTTTAGAAATTCATTAATTAGACAAGTAGTTGAGATTGAGAAAGGTTATCGAGAGATTGCTGAGGGTATCGAACAAGAAATGAGGAAAGTTAATCTAGAAAGAACTAATATGGAATTTGAGGCTAATCTTCAAAAAGCTATGTTAGGGTTTCAAAGAATCAGATCTGAAGCAGATTTATATACTAAGTCATTAATTCTTAATACGAAAATAATGCAATTAAGTTCACTAACTGGTGGTCAATATACTCAAGTTTTAGATAAGTTAACAAAACAGATCGATTCATATAATCTCCAGAGTGAGAAATTTAAAGATCAGACTGGAGAACCAGAAAAAGCATTCAAGAGTAGAATGGATATATTAAAGAAAGATGCAGAAGATTTAAGAACTTTCTTAATTCAAAATCAGGAAGCAACCTTAAAACTTGATTCATTTTTATCCGATATTCAAAAATATAAAACTGATCGTGGATTTAATATTCCTGAAGAAGATCTAGAAGGAATTACTAATAGACTAAATTCTCTATCCACAGAATTAGGAAATTTAGCAAAGCTTAAGATTCCTGAAGTAAGGATTCCTCTTGAAGATCTTGAAAAACTTGATTTAAAGAATTACCTAATTATCCCAGAAAAATTTGATCTTGGTCCTATTCGAGAAGAGGTTTTAAAACTTAAAGATGATTTAATTTCAGTAGGCTCAAGCATTCTAACAGTTAATTCTGAAATGCTAGGAGCTATAAGTTTCTTAAATATAATTCCTCAAATAATTGGAGAACTTGATAATGTGAACAGCGAGGCTAAAAGAAGCCTTGATGGTATGATAGACGCTTTATCTCAATATGATGACGAAAATCTATTAGCGTTTTCAGAAAAGTTAAGGATATTAAAAGAGGATATTATTGATACTTGGGAAGAGGAATTAAATTTTAATAAGACTTTAAAATCACTTAATAAGACTTTAGAAACTAGTGCTACAATTACTAAAGACTATTCAAATTTATATGTAGATGCTACTGGTAAATTAAGAATGTTTGGAGTTGAATTTATTAACTTTCAAAAAGAATTAACTAAGAATGAAGAAGAATCAAATATTGCATTAAGGAAATTAACTAGATTCTTTGACGTTGAACTCACTTTTCTTCAAAAGAAATTTGGCAATAGTGGTAATATCATTATTAATATTCTAAAAGAAATGAAAAAGTTACTCCCACAAGTCTTTGCTAAGAAATTAGCTATGACAAATATTGAAAGTGGTTTTAGAATATTAGACTCTTATATCGAAAAAGTCTCTGCAGATCTTGATGATGTAAATCAAAAACTCGAGACTCTTAGTGATGTTAAAGATATCCAAGGTTTTGATTTCGCAGCAGGCTTACAGAAAGAAATTAGTACATTTTTAACACTTGAAAGAGTTTTAAATCAAACTAAAAGAACTATGGAAGCTCTTTCAGTTATAGACCCACTTATGAAAATGACAGAAATAGATTTTGATAAAGTTTTAAGTGGATTAAAGAATGGTATTGTTAAATTTATGAAAGAGAATCAAGAGACTTGGTTAAAAGAGGCTAGAGGACTTCAAGAAGATATTAAAAGATCTTTTGGTTTTGATGTAGCTATAGGAAATGTAATTGGATTTAATATACAAGAGATTAAGAAAATTGAGGATTGGAGAGATACATTAGTTGATACATTAAATGTAGCTAAACTTTTATTTCCTGAATTAACAGAATTGGTTAATAATACAATATACTCAATAACAGAATTATCTAAGATAAAAATTTCTGGTCAAGTAAAAGATGGAATTGAGGAGATGATAAATTCTCTTTCTCAATTTTCATTTCAGCTTGGTCAATTAATTCAAGATTCAAGATTTCAAGTAAATGAATTAATTAAAGAAAGAGACCTTGCTATCTCCGAACAACAAAAATTATATACTCAAGGTGAGATTACTGCAATGGAAAAAATGAAACGAATTGCAGAACTTAATCAATTTTATGCTAAACAAATTGACCAAGTTTGGGGTCAAATTGGAAAAACTGTTTTACAGAGTGTTGCTAATATGGGTCAACAGATTATTGAAGAGATGGTTAAGCAAATAGCCGTGGCTCAAGGCCTTAAAGCGCTTGAGGGCGGGGCTAGTTCTTTTGCCGCTGCAGGAGCTGGATTCTTAGCATTCTTACCTTTTGCTCCACTTATAGCTGGATTTGGAATATTAACATCAATGTTAAGTAACGTTGAACAATTCGAAGCTCCTACTTTTGATGAAACACCTCAAAATCAATTAACTAAATTTGGTGGCACAATTAGAGCTGAAGAAGTAAATATTAACATTACTCCTACTTTTATTATAGAAGGTCAACAAATTTTTATTGGTTCTGGTTCAGTAGTTGAATATGTTGAAGAAGCAACAGAATTAATGAAACAAGGTGTACAGCAGGCGATAGATAATAAGGAATTCTCATTTGACAATATTAGAGCATTAACTTAGAAAGGAAATATATGCAATCAAAAATTGACCCAAAATACAATGTTGATGAAAATGGAATTTGGACTAAGGAATATTTTAGTCCATTTGAGACTGAAGTAAAAGATGTATACCCAAGGGTTTATACTGAAACTATGCTTACAGATGTTGGTCATTATAATGGATTACATCAGATTCTTAAACCCCAGTTTCCAGATTTATTTGAGACTCATTATGACATTTGTTACTCATTTGGGGGTGGACTCCCAAAAATGGAAACTCACTTAAACATTGATAAAGTTGTAGTTATTGATGGTATGGTAAATTTCTATCAACAACTCATGGATAAATTTAGGCAATTATATGGTTATCATAAGGACGTCGAGTTTGTTGAATTGATATTCAATTCAGATGTGATTTCCCGTTATCCTATAGAATCCAATAAAAAAACTTTATTTGCGTTTATTCATGTATTAGAGCATCAAACACTTCAAGAACATTTAGATATCTTAGGAAAATTACCTAAGAATATTGACGTATTAATTTATGGCCCTAATATTACTCAATGTAAAAATCCAGGTTGGGTTCATATTCAACCGTTTATAAAAGACCATAATACATTTATACCTTATTTAAAGATGAAAGAAATTTTAGAGAATTTTAATTATAAGATATATTATTCTGTTGAGTATAGCGATGATTTACTTTTTTATTTTAAGACTGGAGAATAAAGATGGCTCAAGGTACTTCTTGGCAAATGGCAATTGCTGTTCCAATTAAAAATCATAAATTTGAGTTTGGACAGAATTTCGTTGCTACTCTTCAAAATAGTGTTGATAGCAATTCTCAATTTGTTCAATTAGATCCAGCCATATATGATAGACCTGGTTCTCTTTTACAATATAGAGATCAGATTCTTTTAGGGCCAAGTTCTAATCCAGATTTTAAAGGAAATATTGAACATGTTCCTGTTACAGGTGTTAAAGAAGATTTTATTTTCAATACATATTCAAAAATTTATCTATTAAATAAAAATAATATAAATCAGTATGAAGCTGGTGATAGAGTTTCATTTTATGGAACTTGTTTAGCAGGTGGGTGGAAAGTACCAAATAAGACACCTTATAATTATAATTATTTCTTTACACCTCAAGGAATTCAAAAAGGATCTATATCTACTCATGTTTGGGCTACTTATATAAGTAATCCACTTTTATTAGAAGGTATGTATGATGACAGGTCTCATGCATCTGGTACTTGGATTAAAATTAGAAGAAAGAATTCAGACCATAGTTTTTTATTAGATTTGGATGAAGTTTATGGAAATAAGATTCAATATATTATAGATCCTGTTTATTTAGAAAATTCTGCTTATTATTTTAATATAGCAATGCAATCTGGAAATTATTCTGAAATCATTAGTGGTCTTTTAGGAGATTATCATCGTGGAGGTTGGAGAAAACAATATGCTCAAAGACTTTCTATAGCTATTGATGATGACACACCAAGTACACTATTTTTTGTGCAAGATTTAGTTAAGTCAGGAATCGGAGGTATCAGAGATAGATCTTTACTTATTCCTTATCAGTATTATAGATTTGGGGGTAGAATTTATGTTGAGTCTCGTTTTACTTCAGCTAAATTAGGAACTAGTAATTATTCTCTATTCATGATTGTTTCACCACACACATTACATAGAGATATAGGAGATGCAGAATATCTTTATGTTAATTTTGCTAATGCAGCAGCACATAATGACGCTTGGATTGAATTCTCAGCAGTACAATTGTTAGATACTGGAATAAGTAATGAATCAATGCCTCAAGTAGGTTTATGGTTTCAAAATAATGGTATTATTGAAAATAATGCTGGAGATTTAATTTTATATGTTGATGATCTTTATGTTGAACATGCTGGAGGAATTAAATATGCTCACCAAGATGGTTGTCTTGATTTTGGAAGATATTCAGTTTGGCCAGAAGAAGAATCATTAAAGATTGAAAAAATTGAAAGAGAGGGAACTACGTCTTTATATGGTAAGAAAGAAAGATATGTTATTACTTGTCGGTTTTTTTATGTATCTCAAGATTTCTGGGATCAGTTTGAACTTCTCCTTGAGTGGCAAGAAAAAGGATTTTTATTAAATCTTCATCCATATATCAATGATTTACCACACTCACTAATGGGTAAAGTTCATATAAGAGAATACGCTAAAGATAATTGGGATTTAAGTTTAAGAAGTTTCACAATGGAATTTATTGAAGAATAATGGCTTTATTAAGTTTAAAACAATTTCAAGAGTTAATTGACTCAAGTTTAAATTATAATCCAAGAAGGGATAGATTAACTGGAGAACATCCTTCTGGAGAGATTGAAACGGGTGCTGGGAATACTATTAATTCACTTAGATTAAAATTTCTTATTGAAGATGATGGTGGATTATGGGATGGAATTGAAATTGTGAAACCGGAATTTATCTGGGATATGAAAAAGATCGTTGCTAGTTCAATTATTGATGTTGGAGCAGCTCATAAAAATGCTAATCTGTCAATTCAAAATGTTAGTGAATCTGATGACGGATTAGTATTTCATGAAATGAGTAGTTCTAGACTAGTTGGGGATCTTATACCTACTACAGATTTAAATTTTAATAATACTGTATTAAATATTTGGTTTAGACCATATAAAAATAAGATATATGATTTTGGATATCTATTTATATTATTTAATCGAGTTCAACCATATAATTATATTTTTCCCCGTATTATGATATCAATAGGATTAGATCCAGCTAATTCCGGTAGATTCTGTTTAAGAGTTTATATAATGATAAATGATAGTCCATTTATTATTATTGATAAAATTATAACTGGAGATAATGTAGTTTCACTTCTATGGGAAAAGAAATATAATTGTCAAGTAGTAATTCAAAACTTTATACTAAAAGTTATTATAAATGGACATTCGTTTTATGAGACCTCAATGTCTCACAATCTTTCTCTTAGTTATCATTTATTACCAATGATCGGTGCAAATTATAATGGTGAAATAAGTTATATTAGTTTAAGTGCTAATGGATTACTTATTGATAGTCAAATCAGTTCATTTTGGAAAATGGGTTATCCTCTTCCTAGAGATAAGGAATATGTTGATTTATCTGATTATTTTGAAACTAATGGAAGGAATTTATTAATTGAGGCTAGGAATATTGATAAAGCAATAGAGAATCTAAAAGGTCAATTATATGTAAAATCGAATACAGTTAAATTAAAGGATATTTAAAATGGGAAAAACAATATTTGTACTGACAGATAATAACAGAAATCCAATTTCAGATTCTGTTGTTGTTACTATAACTAAAACTACTTCTCCATTCACAATATATACAGGAACTAAGATTCCTTCTGGTGGGAATAATAATGGTGCTAGAGTTTTTGCTGATGTTACTGATGGTGATTATACTGTTAAATATGATGCTGTTATTCAAGATGATTTAAGTCCATTACATATAGCAGGTCCAGGGACTATAGTGAGTTCTACAGTTGGAGTTGGTGAAATTTTAACTATTCATATTGCTGATCTAAATGTTACTGAAGCTAAAATTGCTAATGCTGCAATTACTGCAAATAAAATAGCTTCTAGTGCTATTACTGCTGCTAAGATAGCTGCAGGAGCAATTGATGCTTCTTCATTAGCTTCAAGTTCTGTTAGCAAAGCAAAATTAAACAGTGATGTATTCTCAAGTATAATGGAAGACGTTAGTGGTTGGGGACCTAAAGTAGATAACTTAACAATTACTAAAAGCTCAGGATCACTTAAAGTTCCTGCTAATGGGATTACTGCTAATGAAATTAATAATGACGCTGTGATAAATACTAAGATTCAGGATGGTGCTGTTTCTACTTCAAAACTTGCAGCCGGTGCAGTAGGATCTAGTCAATTAGGTGATGATTCAGTAACTGCTGGAAAAGTTCAAAATAACGCGATAATAACTGATAAAATCTCTGATGGTAATATAACAGAAGCTAAAATTGCAGATGCTGCTGTTACAGAAAATAAAATATTTAATAATTCTATAGGATCAGAAAAATTAAAAGATGATTCTGTTACACAGGATAAGATTGCGGCCGGCGCTGTGACACTTGAAAACTTAGAAACTAGTTTAAAGAATTCATTATTAGTTCCCCCATCAAAAATAGCTTTTGTTTCACCTCAATTTTCTGATAATGTTGGGCCGTATTTTGATAATATACCAGATGCTTATACTTATATTGATGGAGAAAAAGGAACAATTTTACTTTATCCTGGAACTTATACTAGTCCTATATTAATTGGTGATTCTGTAAATCTAATTGGGTTGGATAAAACACGTTGTATACTTCAAATAGATCCACCTGCTTCAACACCTTATGGAATTAAAATTGAAGCCACTTCTGATAAACAAATTTTAATTAAGAATTTAACTTTAAGAGTTGAACCAAGTGCTACCTTAGGAACTACAGTATCAGGTATTTGGTTAGATTCAACTGGTAGTAACTATATTAGAATAGAAGATACTTTAATTTTTGTTCATCCTTCTTCACATCCATCAACTCCAGATGATGCTATTGGTATTAATGTAAATTCTTCTTTATTTAGATTTGAAAGAAGTTCATTACAGATTTATGGAGCTAATTTTGGAACTGGCACTGATGGTGGAGATTCTTATGGTATCTATTTGAATGGGACTTCAACAGGAGTAATAAGTGATTGTCAGATAAGTGTAAGAGGAAAAGGTAGTGTTTCAGATATAGTTTGCGGAATTTATTGGACTAACTCAAGTCAAAATATAGATACTATAAATTGTACTATTGAAGTAACAGATTATGGTTCTGCTACAGAATATTCTTTTCAGGCAGGAGCAGCTGTTACTGTATTAGTCATGAATTCATTATATTCAAAAAATGCTCATAGTAATATCACTGTAACATCAATTGGAAGTGTAATGGATAATAACGTTATAATTAAAGATTCATTCTAATGCCAGATATAAACATATTTGAACAAGCCTTTACTAGTGAAAGTATATCACTTGACCTATTACATATTAGTGTCTTTGAACAAGTCTTTGTTAGAGAAAGCATATCATTCGGTTCATTAAATATTAATGTTTTTGATAATGCTAGAACTACAGAAACTATTACTACAAGAGTATTTCATAATGTCTTTATTATTGAAAATGTAAAACTTAAAGATATTATTAATACTAACGGTTTATTCATTGTCATAGAAGATAAAATTATAGTTACTGATGTAATAAATTTACTTCATATTAATTTTGATTCTCTTAATATTAACATTGATAATGAATATATTTATATTACAGAAAGTTTATTTAATGCTTTAAAGATTCAAGTTAATGAAGATGTTATTGTTACAGAATCAGTAACATTAGGTCAATATCAAATTAACTTAAATGATAGTATTATTGCTACTGATATTGTTCAAATTTATGTTGAAGAGTCTTTATATGGAATTGCTTTACCTTTACTAACACCACCAGAGACCCCTGACTATGCAGAACATTTATCCGCTGATTTACTAAGAGGAGATAAATATTTAGAAGATATTACTACTTTTTGGAATCAACCATTTCCAGAAAATTTAAGAACTGAAAATGGTAATATTGCTAGATTTGAAAAAACCTGGAGTAAGACTCATACTTCTTTAAGAAATAGAAAATGTACAATAAGACTTGAGGTTAGTCTTTCAGATAACTCAATACAAGTGATTCCTATTGGAAACTTTTTAATTGGAACTTCTGAACAGGAAGATAATACTATATCGCTTCAATTAGAGGATTTAACTAAGAAGTTAATTGAGACTCCAGCAGATGACATTAAATCTGGATTTCAATGGTATAGAAATATTCCATTAGATTTTTTAGTTAAAGAATTAATTAAGAAAGCTTATCCTGACCCAAGGAATGGAGAAATTCCAAGAGATTTTATTATTAATGGAATAAGACCACCTACACCTAAAAATATTCCTATTATATCATCATTAGGAAGACCACCAACATTTACAAGATTAACTAATAATCTGAATTCTATAGGAAAAACTCATTCAATATTAGCAGCTGATTTAGGAATTAAAGGTCAAAGACTTTATTTAGGTATAAGTAAATTCTTTTATGAATTTAACGAACTAACTCAAACATATATTCAAATTGGAGAAGTTAAATCAAGTTCATCTGTTTTTTCAGATACAGTATATAATATTAAAAGACTTTGGTTTAATGATGAGAGTGTAGTTGAAGATAGGTATATACATGGTGTTGCTTGGCCTGAAGAAGAATTAGTTCATGATCTAGGAGAATTTGAAGATGATGGTATTACACTCCGCAGAAAAAGATATTTATGCCCAACTTCAAGTGAATTTCTTATCTTTAGATCTAATGGAATTAATATTGAGATTCTATATGACAGTGCTATAGAAAATAAAACATTCGGATTAAAATTATTTTCAGGAGAATATCATATAGTTCAACCCTCTGTTGCAGCAGCTCAACAATCTTTAACTGATTATTATGGGTCTACTTTTAATAGAAACGTGACAATGCAAAATGAATGGTTTCAGTTTCATACTGAGTGGCCTAAGAGATCTATTGCTGTAGGATATGGGAGTTTACAAAAAGATACTTTAATACTAGTAAATGGTCAATCATTGAATATAGCAAGAAAAGCTATTTATCTTGGATCTAATTATTTACTCCAAGGTTATCAAGATCCTTTATGTATTCCATTTGCACAAACAGTAGGTTTTTCTATTAATATGATTCAAGAGAGTTTATGGACTCAGTGGTTTGAATGGAGGATAATTACTAATCCAACTGTTTTTGGAATTCAGGATGTGAAGAAAGTACAAAATTTTGGAGTAAATAGAATTTCAAGACATGAGACAGGTTATTGGAGATTTCTTGAAAACACCCCAGGAGTTGGCGATAAATATTTTACTCATAGAACTAGACCTAGATATCATATATTTAATTCAAAAAGTATTGGGGATACAATCCCATATCCAATAGATATTTTTGAAGAGGGATTTGATGTCAATGTTAATTCAGATTTTATTGTGAAAACAAAAGGAGAGGTTTATAATTTTAATCCGGGCCCTCAAGGATCTGGATATTTAGATTCATATCCTTATGATTTAGATGCTGGAGAAGGAAATGAAATTTTTAAGAAAGATTTATCTGGTATTCACTATGAACCACATACTCCAACATATCAACATTTACCTTATGACATATTATCAGAGCACCATTTCGATCCTGGTTATTTTAATATATCATTTGAAGGATTTCTAAAAAATGAATATGATTGGACCTTTTCTCCAATAGGTTATTTAAAATATACTTCAGGTCAATCAGGATCATTAGCTTATCTACCAAAATATAGAAATAAAGGTGGAATATTTTTGCAACTTCAAGAGAAATATTCTACACTTGGAAATACTAATATCAGAAGAAAGACAATGGGTTTTTTAGATATATCTTCTATAGTACCTTCTATAGATCAGCTTGAAGAACTTCAATTAGGTTGTTATATGTTTGATTTAGAGACTTTTACTTTAGATCCTATTGAGAATATGAATAATGCAGTTGGATTTAATCAATTTTTAGATACCAGACCTGGTGGAATTACTTATCAGAAACAGATAACAGCAGTTACTGTATTTGACGATCCTACTATTGTTTCTAGTAAAATAATCGTAGCTAGTCAAAATTATCCATTTAAAGGAAAGAATAATGATATTGCAGAAGCCAAAACTTTTAGTAAAGGATTCTTAGATAGTTGTATAATTTCAAATACACCGAGTGTAATAGCAACTCCATTACTTAGAGCTACTGACGGTTATAATGGTAGTACAAGAGACGTAATTATAGACTTAGCTACATTAACTAATAGTACAGGAATAAAGAAAATAGCTATAACTTATTATCATAAACTAAATGTACTTACTAATGATGATTTTGAAAATAGGCCTATAATAGGTGCTTGTTATGGTTTATGGTTTCATGATGGATTAACTTTAGTTACCTCACCTGGAAATATATTTCCAGAAAACACTTATTATCCTTTGAATAAAATTACTCAATCTAAAACAACTCAATCTTTTTATTGTATAGAATCAATGAATCGTACTGAAGAAATCGTTAAAGTAAGATTAAGAGAATTTTATTTTGATGATAATTTTATATTGACTCAAGGTTCTAATCCATATAATTCTTCAGATACAACTTTAGGTTTTATTAATGATGCTGTATATGGCGAGAGTAATCAATTATCAAATCTTACTCTTATGGAGCTTGATAACTTTGAGATTGTCTATGGAGTCAGTGCCGGTTATTATGTTAATCCAATTAATAAAAAAGGAAGTAAAAATCACCTTTGGAAATATGATAAATTCTTAGGTGGGATTATTGAACTTGCAGATTTAAAAGATTTAAATGTTTGGGATGCAATATCAATGTTAGCAGAAGGATTTAATTTTATTACTGGATTTGATGAAGAAAGATTCTTTTTTATTCCTAAAGCATTACCAAATGAACCAGACATGTTAATTGATTTAGATCTAGATGGAGTAGTAAAAGCCTCAAAAATTCGAGATTATAAAGTTGAAAACATTATTAGGACTACTCCTTATATTTCAAAGAAAGGTGAAGTTGAGTGGGAGGTTGTAGTTATTCCTAATGAGACTACTGCTAACGATACGGATCGAGTTCAGTTGAATGTAGAATTAAGAGTAAGACATGATGATGATTTAACTAAAAGTATAGCATTAAGAGTTTATAATAAAGGACTTATTTTAACTTCTGATTCAGAACAATCACGTTTAAGATTCTCTTATTTAATCTATAATAATGTTATTGAAACTAAACTTATGAGAGATCTTTCTGCTGAAGAAACTGTAATAATACTTCCATCTTTTTATGGAGAAGATTTATCAAATCAAGTTAAGCCTGGGGATATTATTGCTCTTGAAAAGACTGATGAGAATATAGGTGATACTTTTATAATTACAAGAGTTATAGATTCAGTTAATTATGATTCAAATGAGATTAGAATCCGCTCTCCATTCGGAGAATCATTTAGCGCTTATACTCCTGTTACTATTTATCGTGGATTTACTAATGATAATCAAGAATTAAGAAATCATCAATGGTCAGATTCTGGTGTAACTTATTTAGTTGACTATGGTCAAATAACTTGGGTCAATTCTATTACTCGAGCAGTTGATGTTGGAAGTATTAGAAATTTAAGTGAAGGAACTTTAATTAGATTAGGTGATTATGATGCAGAGTTTATAATTACTAAATTGGAAGAACGTAATAATGTTTCTCAATGGCCAAGAGTTGAGTTCATTCCTTATCAAGGAAGTCAAAATATTGATTCAGGTCCATACCCTGCTTTAGTTGATAATAATCTAATTATAAGAGGTTTCTGGACACAAAATTATGATGATTTAGTTGAGGTAGGTGGTAGTAAAGTATTCTTAGGATTTGCCCCTGGAAGTACTGGAACATTTTGGCAAAACTTTAGAGGTGAAGATCAGATAAATATTAAGTGTCCAGGATTAATTCTAGAAGCAGATAGTAGAGCGATTATAACAGTAGTTGATTCAGATTCAATTAGAATCTTTGGAAAATCAAGTAAAGATTTAGATGATAATAGATTTATTCAGCCTTCTCTTCATGTATATATGGCTAGAAATTATTTACATTATCATTCTAAACCAAAATTAACTTTTAAGATTGAGAATTTAATTCAAGCAATAGATAAGGGTGGATATAGTCATGTATTACCAATAATAAAACTTTTAAATGCCTCAGAAAGAAGACTCTTTTCAGTAAGACTTGTTAGTAAAAAATATCTGACAAATTTTTGGGGTTACTATATAGATTGTTATATTATGGAACATAATTTTAATTTAAAAACTTTTATTCAAGATTTGCAAATCAGATCTATAGATACATATTAAAATTAGACTTAATTTGTGTAAAGAAGTTTAGTGAAGTAATTAACAGCATGTCTTATATGATCTGCATTAATCAGATGCAAGCAAGGAGAATGTAATTCTTCTTTATATTGAGCCAAATCACAAGATTTAGTTGAGTGGGCAAAACAAGATCCATTCTCATTTTTCCCAAATAAACAATTAGTTATAGCATCAATTCCAATAGCATTCTTATAATACTTTAATCTTAATTTACTTTCAAACGGGCCATATAATCCTATTACTGGAATTCCATGATAACCCCATAAATTAATTAAACCAGAATCAGCACCTATTGCTATATGTGGTCTATCAAAATTTAAAGTAGTTTTAATTACTTCAAGAAGTGACTCATTACATAACCTTCTTAATTCTAGCTTAGGATTATGTTTCCTTATCTCTTCACTAACATCTTCAATATCATGAAATTTATCAACTGGGGCTACTAATGTAACTCTAAATTTATCGTATTCTAATTGACGAATAAAATCAAACCAAATAGATGGACTTATTTCTCTAACTAATGCTGAACAAGAATAAGCAATTGCTATATGGATTTTATCTCCTATTGGATTTGAGAGACTAAATGTAGACTCAATAGGTCCTCTTTCAATCCCTTCGAAGAAAGTATCTTTAGGAAGATCCATAGCATGAATATGTTCTGATTCTGGATTCTCTTCAATGAATCGTTCACAAACAATTATTTTATCATAATTAGCTTTAATTATATCATCATATCTAACCGGTTCAGGTATTTTTACATCAATATATGGACAAATATCTAATATGGATAGAATTTCAAGTCCACAAATAAATGATATTTTACAATTAGGATTAATCTTTTTTATTGAGCTTAGATAAGGAAATAAAAATAAAATGTCACCAATTCCACCTACTCTATATATTAAAATATTTTTAGCTTCTCTTAGCGGAGTAGGTGTTATCCAATTCATATCTTCTACTTCTTTAATAGAAAAATTATACATTCTTCTAAATAAGGCTAACTGATCAGTATTAAAAAGATAAGCTTCGTTAGGTTCTATAAGAGCCTTTTCTTTTCTAGATGGATTTTGGAGAATTAATCTCCGATTGAATATTATTTTTTTCCTCATATACTGGAAATTCCTCTCCTTCTCTATAATGCGTTAATTGAATTTTATGTTCTACTAGTTGGATTCTCTTTTCTCTTTTTGTAAAATTCACTTTAAAAGCTTCTTCGAAGCTTGAAAGACCTGCTTCTTTCAAAGTCTCAATAATTGAATCAACAGCTAAAGTAGTTCTCCAATTTCTATCATCAGTTAGTGTCTTTAATGGTTTATATAATAAAGACATTAGATTACCTCTTCAAATATTTTTTTGGTTAAATCATTCTTTTTAAATATCTTTCTAAGAATTGAACTATAGATCTGAATCTTATATTGAGGTTCAACTCCATTCTCTAATTTATCCCCATTAATTACTTCAATAAATCCCCAAAAGTTTGATGGGTTACCTTGATAAAAAGTTAATCTAGAACCATATTGACTAAATCTAATATTATTCCTGGTTGAATTTTGATCTTCTTTAATAACTTTTTTAATTGAATCAAAGACTTTATCACTGTAGATCAGATTCCCGAATCTTTCACGATCTATAGACCGAGCCTCATCTTTATTCTTTTCTTGTTGAACTTGAACTTCATGTTCTTGATTTAGAGGTTTAATATTTAGCATTTCTTTGCCTAAGTTTGATGATTAAATAAATAATTTCTATATATTAGCTTTTTTCTATCTAGATAAACTGTTGAATTGTCATAAATATAACTTAAAAAAGATAAGGCTTTTTTACTACTACTTTGAATTTTATAAACATTTTTTACTTCTCTTATATTTAAACCTATATTAGATCCTTTTAATATAAATTCTAATACATCTTTTGTTCCAATAATATTAAATCTAATCATATTATCTTCTTTATGTATAAAAACACTTCCATCTCCATCAAAGTAGCCACGAACCCAATGACGGATTAAATCTTCCGAGATATCTCTTGATGGAAGCAGTGTCAGACTCTTTCTTGGAGTAATACCTTTATTTACTAAATCATTATACATCTTTTTAGAGTAATGAGTTATTCTATAACTTGAAGTATTTTTAATTTTAAATGGTGTTTTTTTAGAATTAAGACACATTTTAAGCTTTATTATGTGATTTAAATCTTTTTCTGCTAAAGTTAGTCGGAATAGTGGTCTTTTACTTGATAAATTTCCATCAGCTGCAATAAACCCAAGCCAGTAAGCTTTCTCTTCAGAATCTATAGTCTCAAAGAAATTCTCGTTAAAATAAAGTTTTTTATCTAATATTTTCATATCATTAATTTAATATTTGACGAGTGGTTTTTTCTAGTCGCGATAATTTTATATTCAAAAAATCCTTGAAGTTTTTTGTCATGAGAGATTACGAATTTTAGACCTGGTAATTTTCTTAAGACTTCAAAGAACATGTCTTGTCCTGTATTATCTAAACCATCTAAAACTTCATCCCACATTGTAAATCCATATTCTATATTTGAGTCTGAAGCTAGTTCACTTAAAGCTAACCCTGACGCAAAACTAATACGATTTGCTTGGCCTGTTGAGAACAGTTCTAAGGGTAAGTCATTACCGGAATCTTCTATTAAATTGATAGCTAGTTCTCCCTCTTCAACTCTTACATCAAATTGAATTACAATTCCTGTACCAATCTCATTTAGTATTCTATTTACAGTATTTTCAAGTTCTGGTTCTGTCTCAATCAATTCTATATTCTTGAGCTGTTTAAACCCATTTTTCCAATAATCATATTTTTTAAAGTTAGTATTTTCTTCTTCAAGTTCTAAATTAACTTCTGATATTTCTGTTTCATATTTCCTATAAGTCTCAATTTCTTCTTCTTTCTTTTTAATAAGATTACTTTGAACACTCATTTTTTCATTTACTATATTAAGATCATTAATATCATATTTTAAATCACCAATAGATTTTAATTCAAGTTCTTTAGATTTAATTTCACTATCTAAATTCTGATAATCGATATATTTAGTATAATCAAGATATTCTTCTTTAGGTTTTATTATGTCTTCTTCATAAACAAAATCTTCAACATCTTTTGATACTTCATTATACTTATTTTCAATATCAATAAGTCTATTATTAAGATTCGTGTACATAGAAGACTTTGATATTAATTCTTCTTTTTCAGTTTCTAAACTTTTAATAAGACTATTATCTTTTGTCAAAGATGATAAATAGATCTCAATTGAATTTTCTAGATGACTTATTCTTATATTTTTCTCTATAACAGAAGAATTTATCTTTTCAATATCTATTTTATGTAAATGATCAGAATCTAATAATAATGAAGTATTACAAACTGGACACGTTAAATAATTACCACCTTGTAAATCTTTAATTTCTTTCTTAATAATTAATAACTCATTACTATTTAAAATCTTAGCTTTATTAACTTCATCTATTTTAGCTTTATAAAAATTAATATCAGTTTCTAATTCAAGTTTCTTAATTTTCATATTAGAGTATGCGCTGTATTCTTCTAAAGAGATATTAACTTCATTATATTCTTTCTTTAAAGAATTTAATCTATCGCAATATTTTTTAATTAAATTTATCTGATCATCAATCTTTTTCCTCACAGGAATTAATTTATCTTTTAAGTCTTCAATATCAGTTTTAAACTTGATAATCTTATTCATTTTTTCAAGTTCAGCTTGAATTATTTCTCTTTCTTCTTCTAACGATTTTAACTTATTACTAAAAGAATCTTTTAACTCTTCTAATTGTTTCAGAGAAGTCAGACTCACAAAAGTATTTAACTTATCTTGAAGTTTAAATTCAAGTTCATTAATTCGTTGCTTATAAACTTTAGCTAATTTTTCTGCGTTAGCTATAGCTACATCGTAAACATCTAATTTTCTAATCTTTGATACTATGTTTAGTCTATCTTTATCAGAAAAATTCTTTGATGCAAATGATTTAGTAACATCTCCTGAGAAATAACAACGATTAAGGAAATCAATAAAGTTTGATTTATCTCCACCACTAATTCCTAAGAGAGAATAAAATTTATTTCTAACTTGTGTAGTTGTATTAGCCTCAAATTTAGACCCATTAATTTCTAAAGATATATTTCTATGCCCTTTCTCTGACATAGTAGATTCAAAATATATCAGATCGCTATCAATTTGATATTCTAATCCAACTAAAGCTTTCTTACATTCACGATTCACAATTTGTTCTTTAGTTAAAGCTCTAGTAGATTCTCCTTGAATTGGAAGTATCCCGAATAGTCCCCAAGAGATACAATTTGTAAATGTCGTTTTCCCAGAAGCATTAGAATCATATCCACCTTCTCCATCAAGATTATTTCCAAAAATTCCTATTATAGAATCATCTGGTATTTGAGTTAAATCAATCTCATGACGTTCTTTATATAGTCCAAAACCTTGAACTATTACTTTTCTTAATCTCCTCATACTTTAACCTCAAGATATTGATTCTCTGCATCTTGATAAAGTTGAATCCCTAAATCAATAAATTCGGGATGTTCTTTTGAGAATTGTTTTATTCTATCTACTCTGTTTTTTATTAACAAGATTTCTGAGGCTTTTACATTTTCAACTTTAATATAATTTCTTTTTGTCTTTATCTTCAGGGGTTTAAATTCTCTAAAGATTTTATGTACTTCTCCTTTAACTCCGTTAATCCATTCTTTTGTTCCTATAAATTCTATCTCAATTAAATCTCCTTCTCTCGGTGGGTCTGTCTCTAATCTATTTTGAGCTTCATCTAAATTATTTTCAGAAAGTTTAAATATAAATCCGCGTCTCTTTTCTAATTGAAAGAATTCAAAATTATTAGCATTCGAATCGTAAATAATAAAACCTTTCTTTTCATCATGTATTTCTGACATATCTTTTATAGTAGGACTACCAACATAGACCATTGTTTGAGTTAGTCTTTGATGTCTGTGGTAATGCCCTAATATAACATATTTAAATTTTTGGAATATATTAGGATGTAAGCCAGCAGTTAAATGATACTCAGTACTGGTGAGTGCTCCAAAGACTTCAAGATGTGCTAAAAGAATTAAACCAGTTTCATGTTGATTGATGATTTCTTGGATCTTATCATGATTATTAATCCAGGGGATAATTAAAAATTTATCGCGACCATTGTTAAAATATAAAGTAGAAGGTTCATCTATGATTTTAAATGGTGGGTTTTCTAATGACTCTAATAAAGCTAATTCTGATAAATAGTTATTAGTAAAGTCTGCTCCATCATGATTTCCAGGAAAGACAACAATTTTAATTTCTTTTGAATATGGAATTATAGTTCTTAGGAATGATTCTTTTAACTTTTCTGGTGGATTAAGTTTATCATAAATATCACCACCAATGAAAAAAGCTTCACAATTATGTGATATTGAAATCTTTAACGCTTCTTCAATTGCATTTAGTTTATCTAAAGTTCTTATTGATAAACCAGTGGCTGAATCAATAGGGGATAAAGAATCAGAAATGTTTAAATGTATATCAGCTATGAACCCGTATTTGATAAAAGTCTCCTTTTATTTAGATAAACTAAAGCTTTTTCTTTATTACAAATTTTACAGATTTTGCTTTCAATCAAAGGTTTAGCACCTCAATCTCTTCATCAGTTAATTCTTTCCACCAGATTAATGCAAATTCTCTTAGATAACTAACATCTCCTGGATTCTCAAATCTTTTTTTCTTAAACATCTGTTCTTTTTCTTTTAACCAAAGAATCGGATGAATAGTAATAGTTGCATTTGCTATACGAAACCACTCACTAGATTGATAAATACTAGTATTTGATTTTACTCCGTATTCATAATAAGAAATAAAATACATCATGATTCTTTTACTTCTAAATAATTTATAGCTTCTTTTAATATTTCAATATTTTCTTCGGAATATCCTAATATTGAATTACATTTATGACATAAAAGCCCTCTTACTTCGTTAGTAGTATGGTTATGGTCTATATGAGTATGTTTACTGTCTATAAATTCTTTTTTACATATTAAACATTTATTCTCTTGATCTTTTAATAGTTTTTCATATTCTTTAAATGAAATTTTATATCTTCTTTCTATTTTCCTTTTAAAAGAGGTTCTATTCTCTCTGTTACATTGTTTACATGGTTGCTGATAACCCTTTTTTCTTCTTTTGGTTTGTCTATATTCAGATGTATGTTTTATTTTATGACATATTCGACACTCAACCATCCCATCTCCATCCGGCTTTCTTATATTCTTTAACTTTTTACCTTGAGCTAGTTTTTTAACATTTCTTTTATCAGTTTGACATTGTTTACAAACAGCTATTCTTCGTCCAAGTCTTAAATAAAAATCTTCATCTTCTTTAAGTTTTTGACAGAGTTTACAAATCTTCATTTTTAATAAATTTATTTTTTAAAAGATACCCATAACCAATACACATAGCATCAGCAATGTTGTTGTCTTTTCTACTCATTGATAAACCAAATTCCTTTTCACAAAATTCAATTGCCATATCTTTATCTTTTATAATTCCAGTAATTCTTTTCTCACCTGATACTTTAACTTCTTTATTATGTATTCTAATCTTTCTATTAGCTCTCTTATCTTCTTTTGAAACTTTAATACCAAGAATCTTTCTCCACTCCATTGTGTCTATATATTTAATTTCAACTCCACCAAAAAGATCTTTATAGTAGAATACTCTATAACATAATTTATAATGAAGCCATTCTAGAAGTTTTTGTTTCCATCGATCACGTCCTTTATTAGTTTGTTCTATAACTATATAATCAAATACCCATTTTCTAGAATTTATTTCTTTTATTAAACCTTCTATATAATCATCGACATAGAATAAAAAATCATTAGGATGTTTACTTGAATCATATTTCTCTAAGGTCCTTTTCCTTTTTGATTTTTTAACTAGTTGGTCTTCTGATAATTTTTGAGTTCTATTAAGAGTCATAGGTGTTGCACGCTCAATTGTATAATCAAAACAATCAACAAGGTAATCCTGTTGCTCTGTGTCAAAATATGCAATTCCAGTGTTACTACTTAAATCAATACTAACAATTTTCAATTCAATAATCTCCTTAAATTAAACTGAGGGTTTAGTTTCTTCAAATTCTTCAGACTCAGGAACTTCTTCTCCCTCATAAAGTAATTCAATAGATTTAATAATGCCGTCTGTATATCCTATTTGATATGATAACTTTAATAATATAAAGATTATAAATAAAACGAATAGTATGTTAATGATCTTTTTTACCATAACTATCCTAAATCTTCATCAGATAGATTTTCAAGATCATCTTCATCAACATCATCTCCTCTGTATTTCATCTTTCTACCATATTCTTCTAAGACTCCATTTTGATGCATCATATAAATAAATTCACCAAATGGGGGGGCTAACTTATTCTTGTCACTCCTAATTTTAACAATCTTAAAAGCTGGTAAACCATTAATCTTCTCTGAAGATTTCTTTATTGGAGTCATTCTTAGTCTTATTGAAGCATCAAATTTTGTTGCGTCTCCACCAGAAGTATAAGACTTATCACCAAATCCTGCGGCAATTTTCTTTCTCTCATGATTAATAAGAATAAGAGTCACAGACTTATCATTTAGCTTATGAAGTGTTTTAGTAGAAACACCATTACTTAAATACGCTTTATCACCCTGAATTAAATCACTTTTATTATATTTTCCCTGTTTCTCATTATAAGTTCCAGGAGGTCCTATAAAATAACCACTTCTTAATTCCCTAAAAAATTGAGCAAGTAATTTTGCAGTAAGAAGCGTTTTATTCATATTCATCTCTACAGTATCGCCTGTGGTTGATGCTTCTCTTGCAATGATAGCAGCTTGAGAATCAATGACATATAAATCAAAAATGTTTAACGCTGCTGATAATTGGAATTGATATAGGGCGTCATTACCATCACCAGTATCCATAATAGTCATTTTATTAAGATCTAAACCAATTCCAGAGGTATAAGCGCCACCTGGAAAAGTTCCTTCTCTGTCATCCCAAGCCACCGGTAGTCCAGCATCTTGATACCATTTACAGATATTTAATGCAAAAGTTGTTTTTCCACAAGATGGCGGACCGAACAACTCTATTACTCTTCCAGCAGGGATTCCACCACATCCTAATATTCTACTATTCAATGACTCAAGTGGTGTTTTAATCACTTGAAGTGGTGGCATTGAGTCAGCACCTCTAGTACCAGATAAACCAAGTTTGTTTAAAAATTCTGATTGGTCACTCATTTCTTTAGGCCTCTCAAACCTGATTTAGGTTTCTCCTCAACTTTCGGAGCTTCAACAGGTTTAGGTTCTTCAACACGTTCAACTTCACTTAAAGGCTTAATTGAAGATCCTAAGTTTGATTTTAATTGTGTCTCAACCGGTTTTGGTTCTTCAGCTGGTTTTGATTCTTCAGCTGGTTTTGATTCTTCAGCTGGTTTCTTTAGTGTAACTCCTTTTGAGCCTTCATCAATAATATTCTTTTTAGAATCAGAATCATAATAGACTGTTGGGATACCTAAAGATTTTAACATTTCTACAAATTCAGGGTTTTGAGGAAAAGCTAAACCACCACCTTCAGTGGATCTTCTTCCAAGTAAATTAATTGGGAACTTTTGTAAGGCATCATTAATTTGAGATTCATTCATTGGAGTAAGGATCTTCTCAAGAACAATATCACAAGACTGAATAGCATCAATGAATTCAGCTGGAAATACTTTTTCCATTCCGCCAAGCTCTTGAATAATAGCTCCGGGATCAGCTTTTAACCAGTTAGCTGGTATTCTTTGTTTATATGGGTTATTCCCATAAATAGAAGCATTATAAGAAGTTCCATATCTTTTCGGTTTCGACGGGTCAATTGTCTTTTCAATTAAAATATCATATAAGAAATAATGACCATCTAAAAGATAATGGTTATCTTTTACATCTAATCTAGTTTCAATCTTAGTAATATCATCTTTAACTCCAGTAGGATAACGAACTGGTTTAACTTTGATATCAGTTTTATTTAAAACATTAATAGCCAAATACCACCAACGAGTTTGAATCCTAAATCCTAACTCTTCTTTGTTATCAATGGCTTTACGTGCATTTTGTTCTGCAGTAATCATTGAATTAATTATAGGTGGTACATCAAGAAAGTTTAAAACTTTAAAAGTAGCTTTAATACTTGTTTGCCCTTTTTCATCTTTTGCCTCAACTATAGTAGGGTAGAATAAAGCATTAGTTTTTTGTGGGCCTTGTATTACTCTGTGGATGTTAGCACCCTTTTCCAGTTCTATTACATCATCAAAGATCTTTTGATTTTGTTCTAAAAGTTCTCTTTGAGATTGAGAAGTTCCAATTGTACCCATTTCATTTTCTCCTATCTTGGTTGATAATAATCACAATTTATACAACTTATTGGTTTAGCTCCAACTCTTATAAATTCATTTTTTATTTCTTCATGAGCGCAATAATAAGGAATACTTCCTTCAGATAAACGATCATTCTTAAAACAGAAATTACAATCATAATGAATTTTATCAGTTCCCCAAACTGTAGGAATAAATGGAACCGCTAATAATTCTTTTTTTAGTTTAAACTTATTTATAGCTTTATTTACTGCTTCAATAACTCTATACGGAGAAACTTCTACCACGGCCACCTTTTAATTCCCTCCTGTTTCTTATTATTGTTCTTAAAATTTCAACTCGTCTCATTAAAATATCATATAACTTATCCATCTTTTCAATCATTAATTCAAGTTTATCAATAGCTTCGACTTTTATTGAATAAAGATCTCCATCAACAGAATTTATTAACTCAAAGATAAAATTCTTATCAGAGGTTCTTTCTTTATAATGGGATTCTTTATAGTTTTTATATTTCTTAGCTTTCCATTTATCAAAATCTAAATTCTTAATTCTTTTTAATCTTTTAGTATCAACATTTGCAGTGGCTAAAGTAAATAACCAAGCTGAAGTTTTATCTATATAAGTATCAAGTTCATCATCTGATAAAGAATTAAGATCTTTTTTAAATGTTAATAACTCTTCAACACTAACAATGTATTCTTTACCAGCTATATTTAAAAGAATTTTAAAAACATTGATATTAGAGAATAGACTATCAATTGAAACTTCTTCAGTCTCAGTTAATTCTGAATCATCTTTAAAATCTTTTAATGATACTGGAATTTCTTTCATCTAAACTTTTAACATTTTTATAATATTTTATTGTAATATATAAAATCTTTATTCTTTAATAAGTTTTTTTATGGCACTCCAAATAGTATTGATGTCTAAAACGTTTATATAAAATGTTACATTCTTATATAAGTTAAGTGTTGGTAATTTTTTAGTTTTTACAAGTTCACGTCTTTCTGTAATACTTTTATTATACCATATAAAAGTTCCAGCATCAAAGATAAATATAGGAACATTAAATGCATCAGCTGCATATTGAAATAATGAATCAGGAAATATTAAGTTTCCATTATCTAAAATATTTACAGAAGCAATAATTAAATCAGCATCTCTTATAGTCATTAACGTTCTTCTATAAAAATCTAACAGAAAATTATCTTCATTTCTATATCTCTGATCGTGAAAATTTAATAAAAGAGAATTAACTGAGCTCTCATCATCAGGAGTAATCAATCTTTTTTGGATACCAGGAATTCCTCTTTCATATGTTGATACATATTCTATTAAAGAAGTATTAACTATACCAAATAATGACTTATCAAAAGTCCTTGAGCTTACTGCAGATAAGAATAAAGTATCTGATTGAAAATCATTTTGAATAATGTAACCATTAATAGCGTCAGATAATTTCTTTTCAAATTGTTGTGGGATAATATCTACTTTAGAAAATTTAATTTCTATACCTAATCTATTTAAAAATTGTATAGAAACTTGACATCGCGTTAATAACTTTTGAATAAAAATATCTATATGTTGTTTATGATCAGTGAATTCTGATAAGTAATTTGAGAAAACCTCAATATAGATTGGATATTGTATAAATTCGAGTTGTGTGTTTTCTAATATATCAATAAGTTGATTAAGAGCTATAAGTTCTAACTCTTTCTCTTCATAAATCTTATCTTCTCTATTAATAAAAAATAGATCGTTGTCTCCAGATTTCCATAAAAATCCATAAGCTTTTTTATTATAAGCCCCAACTTTTACTTTTGAAGAAATAAAAATATGTTGAGGCTTATCAAATTGAACATTTTTTAAATCATAACTTATCAAGTAATATTCTACCTGCTAAAGATTGAAATTTTCTACTTAGTCTTGCTGATTTTGTAAGATTCGATGCATAATTTGAAACTTGATAATAAGTAGCGTATTTATTAGCATCAGTATCTAATTCACTATCTTCAATTTGTTTAAGTTCTTGATAAGCACCTACAAGACCTTTACCTAGAACATTTTCAACATCATCAATTCCAACAGCTCTTTTTGTTGTGTGGAATAATTTATTAACTTCGCCTGAAGTAAATGTTGTATCATGAAGTCTTTTAAATTCTTGTTCGAGTTTATCTTTTCCAAGAGCAATTTTACCAATCTTCTCAATGAATTTCCTTATCAAATTATCAGCATCACTTAAAGATTTGATATTCAATTTCTCTCTTAAAAATGACCTTGGAGCAATAGCTCCATTTGTACAGGCTAAAGTCATTATATTAATGTATCCTTGAGGAACTGATTTACAAGTTGGGTAATGAAATATTGTATTTCCTATCGAATGTATATCTCCTTTTACTTCAACTTGTAATCCTGTAGATGGGATAGTTTCAATTTTAGCAAAATGATTTTCAAAGAATACTCTGATGATATTATTCTGATCTAGCTGAGATAATAATCTTTTAATTGGTATTGGTTGAAAGTTCACTTTCTCATTAGTGTCAACTAGAATTTCCTCAGGAACAGAAAAATAAGCATTTACCCTGTTATCAGGTTTTTCTTTTAACAGCCTATTTACATTAGCTATAAATAAATCGGTAGGAATTCTTTCAGCAAATGGATCTGGAATTCTTAACATTGAACAAAGGTTTCTAATTCCACCTTCTGAAATCATAAATTTATTATTTTGGATTAATAACTCTCCTTCTGGAGTTAATTGAAAATCTTTCCTTAATAATGGAACCATTTCATAAGAAAAATCTTTCTCCGAACTATCAATAGCTTCATTTAATCCTATGACTCTATTAATCTTATTCGGTTTATATTGAATCATAACTAAACCTCTTAAAGATGAAACATGATTTTTTAATTGCAATATAAATATAATTCATCTTTAGACTCGTTGGTTGATATTAATCTTTTGTTCTTGGATTATTTTTCTAGCTTCAGAAATTCGTCCTGATAAATCTTTAATATAGAGTAAATGATGCAATAAATGACTACAACTAATACAATATTTCGATTGCTTCTTTTTTGGGTTATTACAAATTACACAAACTAAGCCATCTTTAACTCCCATTAATCACCCCATCTATTATTATAAACTTCAAATTCAGATTCGAGTTCAACTTTAATCTTATTAATGGGAAATACTTTTTCACACATCATTTTAGGAACCATTTCTTTTAAAATTTCTATTTCATCTTGGTGAGCGTATCCGTCACATTCATCATGGACCGACCAGATTATTTTACTTTGCATTTCTTGTTCCTCAAACCACTTCGAGATCCTGATTATTGAGAGTTGGACTATATCTGAAGCAGTACCTTGAATCTGAGCATTAATTCCTTGTCTTTGAGCTTCTGCAACTAAATAGTTATCTTTACTTTTAGCATCTGGTAATCTTCTACGTCTCCCAAATTTATTATCAATCCAACCATATGTTGCTATATGATCTTCTTGAATATTAATATATCTTTGTATGTCAGGAAATGTAGAATTGAACCACCTTGTATGTGCAGCAGCTAAATTTAAATCTATTTTTGGTTCACCTAATTCAAGTTTTTCATTAACTGAAGAAACTTTCTTTTTATCCGAGCCACCATAAAGGCCTCCAAAATTGCATAATTTAATAAGTTTTCTGAACCTTTTCATCTCTGGATTCTTAGAATCATAAATTAATTTTTGACCTTTATAGAATAAATCAAGAGTAGCTATCCAATGAATATCAATTTTTCTAGCTATATAATCCAGCATTACAATATCATTAGCATAATCTGCCATTATTCTTAATTCTGCTTGAGATAAATCTGAACTAAAAAGTTTGAATGGCGGTGGCGCAGTAAATATTCCTCTAATATTAGATGGTTGAATCACCCTACCGGTTGGAGTAATAATTTCAAATGTTTTTCTTGGTAAGTTCTGGACATTTGGCGTTGATGAAAGCCTCCCACTAACCGTACCATGTATCTTCATAATATAATTAATAAATCCATTTTCATCTAACCTATTTAAAAGTTTCTTACCTCTTAAATAAGTATTAATCATTTTATGTTTCTTTAGATATTCAAGTATCCATTCAATTAATTCTATCTCTACAGCTTTTCCAACTTTATCTTTTTCATAGAAGTACTCAAGAATCTGTTTTAAACAATCCTGATCTGTACTAGCATCAACATTATTGATATGACTTGAACTTCCACGTGTTCTACGCTTTTTTGCAGTTTTAGTCTCTTTAAATTTAGGCCAACCTAAATCTGCGTAGAACAATTTTTGTTTTTGTTTAGAAGAGTTTAAATTAATCCAACGTCCTGTTTTTTCATAATCTTCATAAGGACCTAATTGAACTTCTTGTGAAGATGAGGCTCTTAATACTCCATCAATATTACTTTGCATTATCTTCATTCTATCTTTATACTCTTCATAAACAGTATTAGCATAATTAATATCAAAAAATATTCCTGTAGTTTCTGCCTTCTGATAAAAGTGTGATAAAGGCATATAGAAGTTATGTATTAACCACTCAGTATTAACCCAGTCATTACTTAGTTTAGTTTTATTAGCATTTTCCTGTTCTATCTCTTTTAACTGATCATAATATAACCTTAAAGTCAAGTCAGCATCTTGACCACCATAAGTTGATAATGTTTCTAAGTCTACATCTGCATAAGATTCATCTTCAAATGAAATTTTTGAAACTTTTGATTTAACTTTCTTTTTATAAAAAATTAAATCAGGATATGACCCAGAATGAAACTCTAATGAATTAAATGTATTTTCATCAATAGCATGAGATGCTAACATAGTATCCCAATAAAAATTCTTTACATCAATATCCCACCATTCCTTTAAAAACTTACAATCAAATTTTCCGTTATGTGCAACTTTCTTTATACTTGGATCCTCAAGTAATTGTTTTAGTCTGTCATAAATATATTTTTCTCCTTTAGAACCAAACCAAAATCTATAATCATTTAAAGTAGTTTCATCAGTTAATATAAATGGATTTTCATCGCCAGTAAATTCTTTAACATATTTTTCATGTTCTTCAGTAAAGTGTTTTAACTTAATATACAGAGGAATATAATATCCTGATCTTGTTTCATGAGCAAAAGAAATTCCTATTATGATATCTCTATCCCAATCTTCAGTTCTAATCTTTTTCCCTCTTGATTTCTTTTCAATAACCCTTTTCATAGTTTTATATCTTAAACCGGATGTCTCAATATCAAATGATATAATATCTTTCTTTTCCAGTGTATCTATCAATTCATTAAAAGATTCTATAGTATCTATTCTATGATAATTTCTTAATAATGTTATTCTCTTTTCTTCAGTCATTGTTAAGTTAAAGAGATAAGATTTAAGTTGGTTAAAAAAGACTTCACTAGCCGTAGGATCATAACTTGCTTGAAATTTTGTACCAGGAAATTGATCTAAACCATAAGGTTCACTACTTTGAAAACTTGGAATAGTTCCTTCAGATAATTTAGGGAAGAAAGTCCATATAGCTCCTTTTCCTAATAAAACAACTGTAGGTGGTTTCCTACCCATTAAATTATTAGCCTCAACTATATATTGTATCTTAGTTTCAATATTAGGTCTGCATCTATCTATAGCATCTTTAGCTCTTTCTAATTTCTTTTTATCAAAAGTAGGCCATAGAGTTCCATCTTTAGGTCTACATAATGTACAACCTCCTAAAACAAAACTATTAATGCCGGATTGTTTAAGTATCTGAAGAAATTTCTGTTCTTCAAGACCGCCCATTGTAGCACCCAATCCACTATCCCTTGTTCTTAAGAAGATATAATCTATTCCACTTTTTATTCCCTGGCCCCACCATCCGTCTTTGATATCTTCTTTTTTATAAGGACTGAATGGACATCCACCACACTTTGATAGTGGTAATAGATTTTTAAGATCTAAATATTCTGGATTCTCAAATATTTCAGTATGATAGCTACTCAAATTCACCTCTTGGCATTAATTCTATTTTTATTTGATTAGCTCTTTCATCTTGATATTCAAATTGACCAATAAAAATTCTGATATCCCTATTCAATTCATCTCTACTTATATCTCGATAGCCATTTAAAAAATATATAGTTTTTACATTAGCACCTACTAAGATTTTAAAACAGTTTATACAAGGATTATGCGTTGTATAACAAATAAGCTTATTATATTTGTTTTCAAGATTTAACACAGCTGCTTGTTCTGCATGTAAAGTCCTAATACAGTGATTATGAACAATTAAGCATCCATCATCAATGCAATGTGGCTGACCTTTATGACTTGAGTTATAACCCACTGCTACAATTCTATGTGTTTCATCATCAACTAATACACAACCTACTTGAAGTTTATTACATGTTCCTCGAAGTGCAGTTAATTCTGCAATCTTCATATAATAATCTGATCTGTTAAGTCTTTTCATTTTCTATTTCCTTCTTTAATTCTTCTAAATAAGGCATACGATTATTTTCTTTAGCCAATTTAACTAATCTAGAAAATACTATTGGTGCTTTTTTTCTTAACTCATTTAAATAAAGTTTTCCATAAATAAGTGGAATATTATTTAACTCTGTTTCAATTTTTTCAAGGTTAACTTCATCACTCGGCTCTTTAAAATCCCACTCATACACTTTTTTAATTTCATGTAAATTGATTATGGTTACACTAGTACCATTTAATAATCTAGTTTTATTACAATCTTCACAATTTGAGTCACCACAATCATAATAAACATCTCCATGATTTAAAAATTTCCTAAATTTACTCATTCCTCTGCCTCAAAGCTTCCTTCTAGAAATTTAAGTTGTTCTTCTGTAAGTTCAAATTTCTTAATGATTTGTACTTTATTTAATCTTTCAATAATTAAATCCTCAGTACAATCTTCAAAGATATCTAGATAATTAGGTTGAGTATCATTACCAACACCTGATTTAATTATATGATGAGTGAATTCAGAAGGCTCTTCTTTAGCCATGACTAATATAGAATTAATCTTTCCTTGAGTCTTAATGATTGGTATCATTTTATTTCCTTTAATATTCTTTCTAATAATTTTTCTGGTTCTTTAACATTTTGATATGGGTTTTTACTAAATAAGATTTTAGATATCTCACAATCTTCTCTAGATTCAATTGTTCGTTCAAGTAATGAATTATCAATCATCTCTTCAAATTCTGGAAATCTGTCAAGTAATAATGTTAAATGAAATAAAGGTGATGAATCAATTAATGTACTGGGTTTAACAGATCTAATAGGTTTACTAATAATATTTTCTTTTACTAAACTGTATAATGAAAAGAATTTATTATCTATTAATGAAGCATCTTTTAGGTGCTTAACATAATTAATAAAATCTTCTTTTATAATATTTTGTTTAATATAAGAAAACGAATCATCTATTTCGAATAAAAAATCTTTATTATTGTTGATGAAGATTGAATCGGGATCTTCTCCTTTAGGAGTTTTAACTATTTCAAAATTTAAACCTACTGCCATAAGTTGTAATGCAACTTTAGCTGTTGCTTGATATCCTGCAGAATCACCATCATAAAATACTAATACTTCTTTTGTATGTCTCTTTAATATCAACGCCTGTTCTTCAGTTAATCCAGTTCCAAAAGATCCTACAGTATTTCTGAAATCCATTTTCCATAACCTTCCAACATCAGTTAGTCCTTCAACTAAAATTGCTCTTTTTTCTCTAACAATATAATCCTTTGCTTTTTTTAATCCATAAAGAGTCGTACGCCTTTTGAAGTATTTGTTTTCAATTGAATTTATATACTTATTTTCCTGCTCCCCTAAAGCCCTACCAACGAAACCAATTACCCCTAAGTGATTTTCAATAGGAAACATTAATCTATTAGTAAAATTGGAATATATAAGTTCATTAGGTGTTCCTTCGTATTTTGAATAAAGTAATCCATATTCTTTTAGTTTATCTATAGAATTTGGAAACTTCTTAGCTAATTCAAAATTATCATTACCTGAAAAACCTAGATATAGTTCTTCTGCTATCCCAGTATTTAGTTTTCTTTTAGATAAATAATCTAAAACTTCTGGAAGTTTTTCATGATAATAGATTGAAACTTCTTTTAATAATTCGAAATCCTCAATCGAAGTTTCTATACCTAACAGATTCTTTAGATAAACTATAGCTTCTTCTTTAGATATACCTTCAATCTCTTTTATGAATGTAATTACATTACCACCTCTTTTACAACCAAAACAGTAGTAAACTTGTTTATCTGTATTGATGGAAAAACTTGGGTCTGTATCAAGGTGGAATGGACAAATAGCTCTTATGTCAGATGTATTAGAATCATCCTCAAAAGAAATATATTTAGCAATAATATCTTCAATTTTAGTTGATTTTATTAACTCATAGTTTGTCATATATCAAATATAATACCACATTAGAACTATTCAATTATTTCAACTTCGTTTTTTGTAATATTAAAATGATCTAATTCTTCAAGATCATTTACTAAGATAACTGGTTCACTCTCATTTAAGAAAGCTTGAATATTTTCTATATCATCATATAAAGAATCGATTTCTAAAGCTTTATAGATTCCTGAAAGTTTAACTATTCTATACATTTTTTATCTCCAAAAAAGTTTTTATTTGTTTCAGAATATATTCCCCAACTTGTGGGCAGATGCTCTTTCCTATTTGGTCAAAGCAAGCATTATCTTTTCCAAAGTATCTGAAGGCATCAGGGACTCCCATAAGGGCGGCTGCCTCTCTAGGCGTGTATAGTCTATCTTCCCAAGGGTGAATATACTTTGTGGAAGAGGACATAACAACAGGGGAAGGTTTATTTGAATCAAGTCTTTTGTTGTTAATTCCTCCGTAAAGTCCTTCACCTGGACGCACTCTTGACATTTTTTCAACTTTTTCATCAGTGTGTTGTGGTTTAATATCATTAAACAATATCTCCCCTCTTTCTCGCTTTTCTTTTAAGCGTTGAAAGACTGGACCAACTGAGAGTTCTTTTCTTTTATCTTCAAGTGGTGGGTTTAACATAAATTCATTAGGAAATAAAGAACCTATAGTAAATAACCTTCTTCTTATTTGTGGGATTCCTACTTCTGTAGGTTCAATATAATGTTCTTCAATATAATAATCGTTTAAATCTATTGTCTCATGAGTAATCTGGTGTTTAAGTTGAAATCCAGCTGGTGTAGATTCGAAATTAACAAAGTTTTTAACACTTGGAATATTCTCAAGAACGAAAATTCTAGGACGTCTTCTTTTTACTTGTAGTACTGCTTTAGTATATTCAAAATCTTCAAAGTTCATATTCCTCATAGTCACAACATTTTTACTACTTCTTGCTGCTGCACTAAACTGACCACAAGAAGGGGACATCCATATAACATCTACAGGATTAGAATAGAAAGCATCAAGTTCATTTGAATATAAGACTTTAGGAAAGTTATAACGAAATGTTTTAATATTAAAATATGTTCTAGGTTCAATTCCCCATTCTAAATCAAGACCGGCCCAACTCGCTGCTAATAATGGCATTCCAGCTCCACAATAGAGCCCTCCAAACTTAATCATTAGGGAATCCTCATTAAACTGAAAGCTCTTTCTATTTTAAAGTATAATCTTTCAAGAACAAAATTACAAACTTCTTTCAGGGCTTTATCAAAATCATTACTATTAAGGCGCCAAATTAATTTTCTCATATTATCTTCTGTGATAATTATTTGATTTTTATCAGAATCAACCATATAAGATCTGAGTGGTGCATAATCTGAAATAATGATCTTAAATCTACCAGTATCAGTAAGTATAGGTTTATATGGTAAATCAGGGATCATTTATAATCTCCAAGTATTCTCAGTTAGATATTCTTTTAACATTGCTTTATGTCCATATTTCCGATAACAATATCTATATGTTTTTCCGAAGGCATCTTCTCGTCTTACTATTTTTATTGAGAAAACTTTACTAGCCCACCAGATTCTAATATTAGCTTTTATTAATTTCCAATTCATTTATAGTCTATCTCTTGGTTATTCATTAGAAAATTTATCTCTCTTATACTCAATTCAAAAGTTTGATCATCTAAAAGGTGTTCAACAATAACTTCACAAAATATAATAGATCCATCGATAGTCTCAATAGTTTCTCCATTCTTTACTACTAATTCTTTTCTTTGTTCAGTAGATAATGAATGTGTATTCATAATATCATTATTAGCTTCTTCAATCTTTTCTTTTCTAGTTTGTAATAAAACTTTTTTTCTTGAGGCTAATTTTTTTATTTCAACGCCATTTTTCTTAACTAATATCTGTTTGAACATTCTCAGTTTTCCTCCAGCAATTCTTATCCCAAACATAAATTACTTTAGGCTCAGGTGAATTACTATTATTAATGGTTATAACTAGAAGACTTGTTTTAAACTCTTCATTATCAATTAAATGTTTATACTCTTCTAATGGATTAATCTGTAAAATTTCATATATGTTAAAATAAACTTTTGAATAAAAGTTATAGGAATTATTTTTTAAAGTACACATTCTATAATAATCATCATCTTTATTGTATGATACTAAGGATTCTCCAGGAATATGAACAATTGGTAAGTTATTGATTTCTGTTTTCATATTTTATTAAAGACTCATAAATTGATTGAGCAAAATGTTTAGCTATTGGTGGTGGAATCGATTTTCCTACTAAGTCTAATTGAATTCCTTCAGATCCAAAGAATTGAAAATCTAGTGGGAATCCTTGAAAAGTAGCAACTTCTCTTACATTTAAAACCCTATTCTTAAATGGATGTACATGTCTTGAGCAATGACTTGTTATTACAGGAGCAAATCTATCAGGACGAAGTCTTTTATTATTTAATGTTCCATAATAAGATTCCCCAAATTTTAATTTAGAAAAACCCTCAATACGCTCAGGACTATGATATGGTTCTTTATCGTTTAATAGTATTTGAGTTTTTCTTAATTCATCTAGTTCAATTAATACATCTCCAACTTTTTTATTATCTATCGATAAATAGATTGGTGGTATATAGATAAAATCATATTTATGTTTTGAGAATATAATAAAGAGTCTTTTTCTTACTTGTGGTATCCCATAACTAATAGCATTTAATTGAATAATCTGAACTCTATATTCTTCTGGGAATGGTAAAAATTGTTTTGTAATCTCTCTATTAATTCCTCTATGTGTTACGTTAAAATGTTTTAAAAACCTTTTCAAGTATTCAACTATAAAGAATTCTGGATTACGTTCAAAAAGAATATTTAATGATTGAATGAATTCAAATTCTTCCATTGGGAGATGCTCAAGTTCTTTTCTATCAAGTCTTTTTAATCCTAATAAACTTACTTGAGCGCAGGAAGGAGATGAAACTATTACTGTAGGATTTATTTCTTTAAAATCTTGTAGATTGTCTGAAAATTTAATACCCTCAAAATTATTTTCAAAAGTCCCCCAACCTTTTTTTATAAATTTTCTGTGGTCTATTGAGAATATGGGCTTGAACCCAGCTTGGTAGAACCCAAGTATATTTCCCACTCCGGATATGACCCCGGCCACTGAAAAAGGTCTTCCTTCCATAAATTTCTCCTTTTAATTCCTTTTATTAGAGCAATGACACCTTCTTTTGTAAAAACTTTAGTTTCCCAATTTGAATAATAAGTAGGCCAAACATAAGGAATATATAGTTCATTCTCTTCTGACCATTCATAATATCCATAAAATGTCTTATCTTTTCTTAACAGGTTTGACCTATGGCTTGAATGAAATAATTGATCACCAAACCAATATGGTAACCAAGTAATATCTTTAGAATCAGGGTCTATAATAGAATCATGTAATACGGAGTGACCCAATTTTCCTCTATTCCACCATTCTTGTATCAAGGCTTTAATATATTGTTCTAAAGCAATAGTATTATCTTGCCACATCAATACAGCTGGATGGTTTTTCCACCTGTCTCTATTCTCTTCTGTAGTACTCACATTCTTTAGAATTTGGTGAGCTTCTAAGATTTGTTTATTCAGTCTTAAGTCATCTAAAAGGACTGCTGAATCAATAAAATTATCTGTTGGAAGAAATGTTTGCATCGTTTTTTATTAGTAATATCCTATGATTTGGTGTAGATGAATGAATTACATTATAAGTATCAAGATATAATTTTTGAATCTCTTTTAGTTCATTAAGACTAAAGACTTTATCTCCTCTAAAATTATATCTTTTTTCCAATTCTTCATCAGAGATATGAATTAGTTTAATTAGGATATGATTAGATTTTTCTCCATAAATGTATTCATAAACATAATCAAGATTAATATCCCTATTAAAAAATTTACTGTAAACTAATGATGATAATAATCCTCTATCTAAGATAAAGTCATATTTTATTCCTAATGGGTATATTGACTCAAAAAACATTTGTGTGATTAATTCAATATCACCTTTTACTAACCAGTCTTTACGAATATGATTAAAGACTTCAAGTTTCTTTTTCACTAATGGGAGATTTTGACTTTCACTCTGTTCTTTAGCAAGTGTAGATTTTCCTGATAAGTCAACCCCTTCAAATATATAAATCATTTTTAATCCTTTAAAATGGATAGCTTAAATCTAATAAAATCGGTGGGTGATTTTTAGAACTAACATGAACCCAAATAACTCCAGTTTCAAGAAGTGTTTCTATCTCTGGTGGAGTTAATTTCCAACAAGAGATGAAATGATTAGAATCATGTTCTTTATCTTCTTGCATGAATCCTGGAATTTTTACACATTCATTAGGTTTCCAATTCTCTGGTGGAGTTAATATAATATTCTGTTCTTTAAATTCAACTGGTATCATAAGTAAACTACCTTTAATTCATTATCTATTTTAATGTCAGATTCCTTTTTATTCA